ATAGAAGGTAGCTATAGATGACCCCAGTGCCGGCACGTATCGAGCTGACAGGACAGCGATTCGGGCGCCTAGAAGTGCTTGGCTTTTGCGGTCTCAAGAATGGCAAAGGCTATTGGACCTGTGTTTGTGATTGCGGAGTCAAGAAAGAAGTAGCCGGCCAGCTGCTGCGCAACAAAACAGCCACCAGCTGCGGCTGTTATCGAGCAGAGTTAATGCGTGCCACAAAGCGCAAACACGGTATGTCTCGCTCGCCAGAATGGAACTCTTACACGTCGATGATTCAGCGTTGCTACAACAAGCGTAATCCCAAATACGCTAACTACGGCGCTCGCGGGATTTTCGTGTGCGAGTCTTGGCGTGCTTCGTTTGAATCTTTTCTCAATGACATGGGTGGCCGCCCAGAAGGCACAACGCTTGACCGCATTGATGTCAATGGCAACTACGAGCCCAGTAACTGTCGATGGGCGTCAGCAGCAGAGCAGGCAAGGAATCGCAGGCCAACTATTCGGGTCTCCAGTGGTAGCGAAGTCAAGTGTTTGGCGGATTGGGCTGACGAATTGGGAGTTCCGCGTCCTACTGCTTACAAGCGGAGCCGCAAGGGTCTAGCATTTGAAGAAGTCTTTGCACGGAGGGAGCCTTGAGTACGTTCACCTACGTGCCGGAATACCCACCGACCGAGGTTAGCAAGCCTCGAGTGCGCAAGGCACAGTTCGGCGACGGCTACGAGCAGCGGATTCGGTTCGGCCTCAACACGGATCTGAAAACCTGGCAGCTCACCTTCAAGGCGCGAAACAACACCGAGACCACGGCGATCCGCAACTTTCTGCAGGCCCGTGGCAGTGTGGAGTCATTCACCTGGACGCCGCCGCTGTGGGGTGCCGCCCAGGGCCAGTATGTGTGCGACGAGTGGCAGGTCACTGCCGACGCCTACAACCTGAACACCATCACGGCCACATTCCGTCAGGTGGCTGAGCCGGCATGACCGTTCCGCAGAAGATCACCGAGGAGCTGCAAAAGGTTGCTCCCAGCGCGATCATCGAACTGTTCGAGCTGCGCCTGGTGGAGAAGCTCCACGGCAGCGCGGACATCTACCGCTTCCATGCCGGCGTGAACGGCAAGAACGATGGCGGGAATGTGCTCTTCGGTGGGCAGACGTTCACGGTCTTCCCTATCGAGTGCGACGGCTTTGAGTACAGCGGCAACGGGCAGCTCCCCCGCCCCCGGCTGCGGGTGGCCAACGTGATGAGCACCATCACGACGGTGCTACTTGCCGTGAACGCCATCACTCCCGGCAACGATCTGATCGGGGCCAAGGTGGTCAGGCGCCGGACCCTGGCCCGCTACATGGACGCGGCCAACTTCCCCGGCAACGTCAATCCCTTTGGCGCCCCAGACAGCACCGCCGAGTTCCCCGAGGAGATCTACTACATCTCTCGCAAGGTGGCGGAGAGCCGCGACGTGGTGGAGTTTGAGCTGGCGGCGGCCTTCGACCTACAGGGCGTCCGGGCACCCAAGCGCCAGTGCATCGCCAACGTCTGCCAATGGGGCTACCGCTCCGTGGAGTGCGGCTACAGCGGCCCGCCCGTGGCCAACGAGTTTGACGTGGCGGTAACCCCGGACACGTCAGCCGAGGCAACGGCCTATTACAGCGCCGCAGCCACGCTGGCCACGCGCACGGCTCAGCTCACCACTGCGACGAGCAACCTCAACGCAACGAAGAACACGCTCAATGCCGCGCAGGGGACATGGAAGCTGGAGGCGACCCGCTACGACAACAACAACCTCATCATTTACTTCGCGTTCAGTGGCGGCCAGATCGCCAAATGGGACGGCGCCAATGTAAGCATTGGCACTCAATACCGCCTAGGAAACCTTAGGTCTCAAGGTGGCAACTATCTGTTTTCCTACTCCTACGAGATTCAACGCTGGTTCTTTGATACTTCCCAGGTTTCTTCGGCTCAGACTGCCTATAACTCCGCTCTGGCTGCCTACAACACGGCTCTCTCCAACTACAACGCGGCCCTTTCGGCACGCAACACGGCCCTGACTACCTGGCAGGCATCCGCCTCCTGGAACTCGGACATCGCGTTCAGTGGCGACGCCTGCGGCAAGCGGGTGAGCAGCTGCAAGCTGCGATTTGGGGCTGATGCCCCTCTACCCTTTGGCAGCTTTCCTGCTGTCGGGAGCTTCACGCTATGAGCTGGCGCACAGACGCACTGGAGCACGCAAAGGCAGAGGATCCACGCGAGGCCTGCGGCCTGCTGGTGGTCGTCAAGGGGCGCGAGCGGTACTGGCCCTGTCGCAACCTGGCAGAGCAGCAGGACTTTTTTGTGCTCGACCCCCTCGACTGGGCAGTGGCCGAGGACGCGGGCGAGGTGGTCGCCGTGGTCCACAGCCACCCGTTTACACCGCCAGAGCCCAGCCAGGCCGACCGCATGGCGTGTGAGCGCAGCGGCCTGCCCTGGCACATCGTCAACCCCAAGACCGAGGCCTGGGGTGGTTGCAAACCCGAGGGCTACAGGGCGCCCCTGATCGGGCGCAGCTGGGCATGGGGCGTGTCCGACTGCTGGACCCTCGTGCGGGACTGGTACGCGGAGGAGCTGGGCCTAGAGCTGCGGGACTGGGAACGGCCCGTCAACTCCGAGGACTTCGTGCGCCGGCCCATGTTCGATGAGTGCTGGCAGGACACTGGCTTCCGGGAGCTGCGCGAGGACGAAGAGCTGCAGCGCGGCGATGCACTGCTCATGGCCATCAACAGCAGCGGTCTGAACCACGTCGCTGTCTACCTGGGGGAGCAATCAGTCCTGCACCACCTGCAGGGGCGCCTCAGTAGCCGTGATCTCTATGGCGGCTGGCTTCTACAATGCACTGGGAGGCGGCTTCGTCATGCTTCGCAGGATTAAGCTCTACGGCCCCCTGGCCAAGTTCATCGGCAAGCGTGTGCTGAAGGCAGACGTGGCCAGCGCGGCAGAGGCGGTGCGCTTCTTGCTGGCCAACTGGCCAGAGCTGGAGAAGCACATGGCCGACCAGCACTACCGGGTGAGCGTGGGCGACTACGACCTGGCGCTCGACGAGCTGCATCACCCAGCGGGTCAGCAAGAGATCAAGATTGTCCCCGTCGTGGCCGGTGCCGGTGCTGTTGGGCGGATCCTGGCGGGCGTGGCCCTGGTGGCCCTCACCATCGTGACCGGGGGCTTTGGCGGCGCCGCCATCGGTCTTTTTGGCGCCGGCACAGTCGCAGTGGGAACCCTGGCTGTCGGCGTCGGTGCCAGCTTGATTCTGGGGGGCGTTGCAGAGCTGCTCACGCCGGTCCCAAAGGCTGCCATCGGGATGGAGGGCGAGGCTGACCCACGCAAGTCCTACAGCTTCAGCGGCATCCAGAACGTCTCGCGGCAGGGCGTGCCTGTGCCTGTGATCTACGGAGAGACCATCGTGGGATCTGTCGTCATCAGCGCCGCCATCGACATCAGCCAGACATGACCGACCAGCGTTTGATCTCAGGTGCTGGCGGCGGCGGCGGATGCTTCCTTGGGCACACCCTGGTTCGCACCCCGGAGGGCGAGAAGCGGATCGATGCGATTGAGCCTGGCGATCTGGTCCTGAGCTTTGACGATCAGGGTGAGCTGCACCAAGGCAAGGTGCTCAAGGTCCACGTCCACGAGGGCGAGCGGGTCATTCGCTACCGGCTCTGGGGCGGCAAGGTACTGGACGCCACCCCCAACCACTGGGTGCTCAACCAGTTCAACGCCTTCGTCGAGATCGGTAGCCTGGGCAGTGACGACTGCCTCGTGGATGAGAACGGCCACCTGCGGCCCATCGTCAGCAGCCACCACACCTTCATCGCAGGCGGCATCCGGGTCCACAATGCTGGCCTCGGCCTGGGCCCAGTGGCTGGCGCTGGCGGCGGAGGCGGCGGCGGTAAGGGCGGCGGCGGCAACACCCGGACGCCCACCGAGGCCGGCGACAACCTCAACAGCAGCGCCACCGTCGAGATCATCGACCTGCTGGGGGAGGGCGAGATCGAGGGCTTCGCCACGCCATCGAGGCTGGGCTATGTCCGGGGCAGCGCGGACTGGAACCGCGCCATGCTCAAAGACATCTACCTGAACAACACCCCAATCCTCCGCGACGGAGCCAGCAATGCCGCTCCAGCCGTCTCTGACTACAACTTCAAGAACGTCGGAATAGACGTTCGCTATGGCACTCAGAGCCAGACCGCCATCAACTCCAACACTGGAAGCGGCAGCGCCGCGACGGAGGTGGGCGTTGGCGTTCAGGTGGACAAGGACGTTCCGGTGGTTCGCACCATCACGGACCCCAACGTGGATGCAGTGCGGATCACGATCACGGTTCCGCAGCTGCAGAGCTTCGACAGCAACGGCGACATCAACGGCGAGGCGGCTCACGTCCTGGTGGCGCTGCAGCGCAACGGCGGCGGCTTCGTTGATGTTGTCAACGACGTGATCCGTGGGCGCACCCCCGACGCCTACCAGCGCGACTACATGGTCCCGGTGACTGGGCCCTTCCCGGTCGACGTGAGGGTCAGTCGCTTCAACCCCGACAGCACCAGCGCGAAGGTGATCAACGCCTTCACCTGGACCAGCTACACCGAGATCATCGCGGAGAAGCTGCGCTACCCCAACAGCGCCCTCGTGGCGATGCGGGTCAACGCCGAACAGTTCAACAGCGTGCCGGACCG